TGTTCGCTCTGGATTGGTCAAAGAATATTTGCTTGCCAAAATGGAAACAATCTAATGAGTTTTATTCATCATAATTTTCTAGGTGACCTTGAACTAAACAAAAAAGAAACGAATGGCATCCGCTTGTACAATCTTCCTGATGGTCAGTGGGTGCCTTCTATTACCTCTGTTACTTCATTCTACAACCGACAGATCTTTGTTAAGTGGCGTCAGCGTGTAGGTATTGAGGAAGCAAATCGTATTACGAAGAAAGCAACTACTCGCGGAACTGATTTCCACGAGGCAGTTGAAGTGTATATGCGGAACAAAGAAATCAACTGGGATGACTTTCTCCCAGCGACTAAGTTCATGTTCCACCACGCCAAGCCATATCTGGATAAGATAAATAATATACACGCTATAGAAAGGACTCTGTACTCAGAGTATCTTGGATTGGCTGGTAGGGTTGACTGCATTGCAGAGTACGAAGGAGAACTCGCAGTCATTGATTTTAAGACATCAGAAAAGATTAAACCTGAAAAGTGGTTGGAGAACTATTTCGTTCAAGAAATGTTCTACGCTTCTGCATATTACGAACTGACTGGTATCCCCGTTAAAAAACTCATCACTATCATGGTCACACCTGGTGGCGATGTCAAAGTATTTGACAAACGGAACAAAGGGGACTATATTAAACTTCTAGTTCGTTACATTAAAGAATTTGTACATCACAATACTGGGTCAGAGAATGGAGAATGAACTAGAGAAGGTTTTAGAAAGTAAATTCTTTTGCCCGTCACGCTTCGCACAAGAGATTGAATCACTTGTGATTGAAAACAACGGTATGAACTACATTGATGCTATTGTTCACTTCTGTGATCAGAATAGTATTGATGTTGAGTCAGTTCCTAAACTGTTATCAAAACCGTTGAAAGAGAAGATCAAATATGAAGCGATGGAACTAAACTTTTTGAAGAAGAGTTCGCGAGCAAAATTGCCTCTCTGATTTCATTTTTGCCCAAAAAATTTTCCGGCAAAAAAATCCCTATATTACTTTTTTGATGATGCCGTTTGATGCCTACAGATGCTACTTGTCGATGAAGAATCACTTCACGAAAGACAAGTATGACTATCACAAGTATTGTGGTAAGAGTCGTGCGACTGTACAGTCTTTCTACAAAAGGAAAGATCGTTTCTGGTTTGAGAAGTTTGCAAGGCAGAAGTCTGACAAAGAGGTAGAAGATTTCTTTGTGTCTAACTTTATCACCTGCACTGATCCAAGTAAGCTTTGGATAGGAGAGATGATACGCAATGGTGAAAGTAGATACACTGACTGGAAGCGAAGAACGCAATCTCTCTCATACCTCTTTAGGGAGGAAACAGAATCAGTCTTCGACGATGGAGACTTTGACTCTATGTTTGCAATGGATGGGACACGTCATCCACAAATCCTGAAGGAACACCTGAAGGGTAACGTGTCAATTGAAACCTTGTTGATTCTGAATCACATTCTTGGTTTCAAAAAGAAATGGGATGATAACCTCACAGACCCAGTGTGGGAATCCGTCAGTATGAAGATGAAGAAGTATTCTCCATTCCTAAATATTGATGTACCCAAATATAAAATTATCTTGAAAGAAGTTGTTTTAGGAGACAGATGAGTTTCTTTGATTCTGAAGTAGTGCGTGCAGAAATGGTTGAGATACAAGAACTTCAAGAAGAAGTTTATAAAAATGTATTCTCATTCCCTAGCATGGACAACGATGAGAAGTTGATCCATATTGATCTCTTAGAAAAACTGATTGATAAGCAGAAGATTCTCTACACTCGTTTGAGTTTGTCAGATGATCCTGATGCTAAGATGATGAAAGATCAAATCGTAGAATCTGCGACGATGATGGGTCTCCCTAGAGGGACCGACATGAGTGTGGTCTTTAACAATATGTCTTCGATGATTGATGTCATGAAAAAACAGATTGACGACAACGACTTTGACATGTAGAATATGAAGGTACACACAAGCCAAATCCAACTAATCTTAGGTAATCCGAATGTCCTTTTCCGATCTCAAAAAGCAATCCTCTCTTGGTTCTCTGACTCAAAAACTGGTCAAAGAAGTTGAGAAGATGAACAATACTTCTGGTGGTGCAGATGAGCGCCTCTGGAAACCCGAAATGGATAAGACTGGCAATGGTTATGCAGTCATCCGTTTCCTGCCCGCACCTGAAGGGGAAGAACTCCCCTGGGCAAAGATGTATTCCCATGCATTTCAGGGTCCTGGTGGATGGTATATTGAAAACTCCCTGACTACCCTGGGTCAAAAAGATCCTGTGTCTGAGCACAACCGTGAACTCTGGAACAGCGGTCTTGACTCTGATAAGGACACCGTGCGTAAGCAGAAGCGCAAGCTCTCTTACTATGCCAACATCTATGTTGTCCAAGACAAAGCAAACCCTCAGAACGAAGGCAAAGTCTTCCTCTACAAGTTTGGTAAGAAGATCTTTGACAAGGTGATGGAGGCAATGCAACCTGAGTTTGAGGATGAAACTCCTATTAATCCTTTTGACTTCTGGCAGGGTGCTAACTTCAAACTGAAACTGAAGAAGGTCCAGGGATACTGGAACTATGATTCTTCTGAGTTTGATCGTCCTGGTCCTCTGCTTGAGGATGATGATGCTCTGGAAGCACTGTGGAAGAAAGAGTATTCTCTGGCAGCACTGACTGCATCTGACCAGTTCAAGACCTACGAACAACTGGACAACCGTCTGAAGATGGTTCTGGGTCAGAAGTCTCGCCCTATGGTTCGTGACGAATCTTATGAAGACGAGAGCGAAGGTCGTGGTTCTTTCACTCCTAACTTTGAGTCTAGCAAGCCTCCTGCACCTGCAGCAGACTTCAATGCTCCTGACATCACACCTAAGTCTGCTTCTAGCGAAGACGAAGATGATGCTCTGAGTTACTTCCAGAAACTCGCTGAGGAGTGATCACTCATATAGTCTGATGTTATCAGCACGCTTTAAGGTTCCGCTCATATATTGGGTGGAACCTTTTTGGTATGTCATCATTTCTTCAATATCATCTTTGACAGCTTGAATATAGATCGGTTTGAGTAGAAAAATATTTCTCTTATTTGTTTGTATTTCTTCCTCGTATGTGTAGTTTGTGATTTCAGTAGTGATATTACTTGCAGTTATTATTTGCTCAAGTTTATTATCAAAGAATTGCACTGAGAAGTCTGAAGGAACTTGTTTGCCTTCCTCTACTATTACAACACCATTGCTATTTTTCACTTCGACAGTCTCATAATGGTGAACACCATTATATAATGTATCGTAACTACCATATTTTTCAAGACAATATCTATCAAAGTCAACCTGAGAGAGAGGCCATTCAGTTTGAATATTGATAATATTATTTGATTGTAGAACAACCCAATCAAGGAATGAGTCACCATAAACTCTTGATGCTACATTATCTGGTCGATCATCACCAATGATTTGGTACTTAGTGAAGAAAGACGAATCTTGAAATATATCACTTCTTATGACACCTTTTTTAAAAAGGTTTTTTACTTTGATATAATCAGAGATCTTCGCATCAGGAAGTCTGCTAACATATTCAAAGTCAGGTAAGCGTCTAAAATAGTTTGACATATCAGAAACCTAAACCGCTTGCTTGTCTTCCGCTCTCGCCCTGAATGGAGTAGTTCAGTCCACTAAATGATGTTGATCCAGATCCCTCATCATAATCCTCTGCATATACCGGATCAAGTTCGGTGAACTGTAATGTCAATCTATATGCGTGCATTACACCATCTGGAAACGTTGCATATGTTCCTTGTGGAGTATATTCCACATTACATGCTTGCAGAGCACAATCTTTAAACTTATTTAGGAATGGATGTGGACTTCCATTATTTTGATATTCAAGTCTAAAAATGTTTGGTGTTTTTAAGAAAAAGGAATCAGTGTTTTGTTTATCTCTTCCTGCAGATGATGCTGTTCTTGGAAGCATATTTTGTTTAAATGTTTTTATGATTCCAATGACTTGTCTTGCTTCAGCTGGACTTCTTGGTGTGAGTAAATACTGAAATGAAAACTCTCTTAGATTGGGACCAGTAAATAATAACTCAAGGTTTGGATTTAATATTTGTCCATTAAATCTTGAACCCAAAGTGTTCGGAGATTGATTACCCTTAAGATTTCCAAGAGCAGCGGAGGCAGCAACTGCACCCGCCATCGCCTTCATTTGTTCACTGTTAGTATTTAACTGACTTCTAAATCCCTCAATAACACTTTTACCTGCCTTTTTATCTGCATCGGTCAGGTTTGCAGATACAGCTTCCATCGCACCCTGTAAAGCAATCCCCTGAAGGAAGTTCATTTCATTTTTATCATAATTAACTTTCAAACTATCATTGATCCCACCTTGAATGGGTAGAAGAATCGCTGCAAGTCTTTTGCTGATATCAATCCTTCCGCCACTCTTTCTCTCTGCTGCAGCATTTATTTGTGATTGCACCCCTCCTTGGAATGTCCTAGGTTTTCTTGCGAAGATGCTGATGAGTAAAGAGTCCTGTGAGTTAATATCTAAGTCTAATGGATATTTAAAATCTTCAAACCCGCCAGCGTTGCCTGGGTTAATGTCAACTGGCACAGGTGTAGGGTTAGGAATATATGGAGTGGACTGATCTTCAGGTGGTTGAGGGTTTTCTGTCTGACTCCCCGAACCACCAACTTTAAATAATTCTCTTGAGTCTGCTTTGGAGGTGGACACACTAGGTTCGACTGATGTAACCTGATCACGTTGAGCGTCTCTAATAGCAAGATCCAGGTTTGCTTTTTCAGTTGCAGTCGCATTCGCTGTCGGTTTCAATCGATTATCATAGTTCTCATTACCACGATTATCTCTGAATCCTGTTTCGGATGAAGAGGTGGCAATAACCACGGGATTATCACCCTTTGCGTTGTCAACTCTTATAACTTCAGTCGTATATATTGGCGTGCCATCAGAATTTTTTCTTCCGGTTCTTATCACCTTTGTTCTCATAAAAATAGTTGGCAAAAACTGACCACCAGCTTCTGGATTTTCTGGATCATAGTTAAGTCTGACTTGACTTACTTTACTGGTGGCTTCCAAGCGAGGATTATCGTTCGCCATTATTGTTTTTTATCTATTTAGTGATGATCTTTCCATAATTAACCGATAATAAATCATCAAGTTCATTTTGTTGAACAATGTAGACTTGACCTAATATTTCTTCCCATGTATATTGTCTTGTCTTTCTCCAATGAAAGTTTTGTCCACGAAATCCCCATCCAAATAAATCAGTAACTGCCACTAGTGGGTGTTGATCGTATGATATATTAGGTGTTTTCGCTGTATATACAAAAGTACAGAGAGTCCCAGGTTCTGGTATTGGTGTGACAGTATCATTTAGTGCTTCCATGATCATCATCATTTGTTGTTCTTGATCCATGGTCCCACCGTTCAATTCGGTGAGGATAGGTTCGATACGGTTCATTTGATACCTAGTTCTCTTTCTGTTATGATCTTGAACTCTATTCTACGATCAGCGCAATACTCTTGTGCTGCTTTCCACTTCGCTTGATTAACTGCGTAAGTCTTGCATTCATAGATGTATGATTTTGTCACTCTTGACTTCTTCTTTGGTGGTGCAGTTTGTTTCTCTGGTTTAACTTCAACCACATAGGTTTTAATCTTACCAGTAGACTCTTTTACCTTGATAAGGAAGTCAGGAAAATATCTATGTACTCTATTGTCGATAGGAGAGATGTATGGGATACAAAACTCTTCTGATCCCCATGCTAAAATGTTCTCGTTGAAGTCACACCACCTACAAAACTTGCGTTCCCAACTACTTCGGCATATAATATTACTTGCATCACCCTTATATTTCATAGGATGCGAAGGTTTGTATTTACTTTTAATACTTTCTCCCATACATAATATATAAGGTAAAAACTATTTAGATGGCACGGGAAGTAAGTTCAATCTCACAGATTAAGTCTAATATTCTTAGACCTGCTTTAACATCGCAGTATATTGTTCAGATTCCCATCCCATCGGAACTTGATAGGACATCAAGGGATGCGTTAACAAGGATTCTTGGTGCGGATCAAGAAAAATTAAATCTTCTTTGCGCGGAAACGTCTTTGCCAGGATCATCTCTTCTGACATCAGAGGCTGTTGATGATAGAACTGGTGTTACAGAAAGACATGCATATCGTAGAAACTACGGTCAACAAATTGATTTAACTTTTTATGTTGATGCTGAAAAATATCTTCCTATTACATTCTTTGAAACTTGGATCGCTATAATCGCTGGTGAAGGTCTTCAAGTTCAGAACACCCGTAATAGTAACTATAACTTTAGATTTAGATATCCCAATGAATATCAAGCAAAACAAGGATTAAAAATCAAAAAGTTTGAGAGGGATTACTACTCTCAAAGAAGAAAATCAAATCCACTTGAGGATATAGTTAATATTATTGCAGGCACCGACTTGGGAACAACTGTGACGACAAAATCTGGACCTGATATCGAGTATGAGTTTTTAAATGCTTTTCCAATATCCATAAACTCAATGCCCATATCGTATGATACATCTCAGTTGCTAAAATGCACAGTGTCATTTGCATATACAAGATACATTGTAAATAAAGTAACACTTGGAAGAATCGGGGAGTTGGGTGATGGTCCAACTCCATCAGCTGGTGAAAATGCACTCTCAAGTCTATTTGAAAGTGCTAAACAAAGTTTGATAAATGATAAAAGTGCTCCCGTTTTCGCGGAACCAAAAACATTCCTTGAGAAGTTTGGTAGTGGTAGAACACTTCCAGATCAAATCAATTCCGACATTGCCTAATCACTAATAAATAATCACACTGAAAAACTCTTTGGGACATTATGCCTTTACCTAAGATCGCTACGCCGACCTATGAACTTGAGTTGCCATCGACAGGTGAGACAATTCAATATAGACCTTTCCTTGTAAAAGAGGAAAAACTTTTAGTCATTGCACTAGAAAGTAATAACACAAAACAGATTACCACTGCAATCAAATCTGTCATCAAAAACTGTGTGCTTACAAAAGGTGTCAAAGTAGAATCACTCCCTACTTTTGACATTGAGTACCTCTTCTTAAATATTCGCGGCAAGTCTGTCGGTGAGGATATTGAAATCAATATCATTTGTCCTGATGATGAGGAGACTGAGGTAAGAGTAAATATTAACCTTGATGATATTGAGGTTACTAAACCAGAGGATCACACCAACAAAATCAAAGTTGATGATTCTATCATGATGCAGATGAAGTATCCTTCTCTTGAGCAGTTCATTAAAAACAACTTTGAGATTGATGACAAGAATGCAATGGATCAATCCTTTGAACTTATTGCTACATGTATTGACAAAATCTTCACCGAAGAAGAAGTCTGGACAACATCTGATTGCACAAAGAAAGAACTTAATGACTTCCTTGAGCAGATGAACTCATCTCAGTTTAAGGAGATTGAAAAGTTCTTTGAGACAATGCCTAAGTTGTCACACGCAATCAAGGTAAAAAATCCAAAGACTGGAGTAGAAAGTGATGTCGTGCTTGAGGGCTTAGCGTCTTTTTTCGCATAGGCATGGTTCATATGAACCTTGAGAACTACTTTAATCTCAACTTTTCTTTGATGCAGTATCATAAATATTCATTAACAGAAATAGAAAATATGATGCCCTGGGAGAGGGATATCTATGTTCAAATGTTAATGAACCATCTTGAAGAGGAAAAACTAAAGCAGCAACAAGCGAATGCCTTCTGATGAAACCGCAACAAATCCAATAGAACCCAGAAGGCGACGTATTTCTGCAGAAAGTTTTCGCACGGGTAGAAATATAGTACGACAGAATTTTCAAACAAATTTAAATATTAGAATACTTAATAGTATTCAGGATGTTGAAATAAAAACTTTAAATAATGAACGGAAGATTACTTCCATTAAAAATATTCTCGGTTATCAAAAAAGCGAACTGAAAGAAAATCTTGCTGCGGTATCGCCTCAGGCGGTGATGCTTAGAAACCTTGATGCCATTCTTGAAACAATAAGAGCGGATGCAAAACTTGAAAAGAAAGATGATGAGTATGAAAGAAGAAAGGCAGAAAATACTAAACGTAGATTACAAGAGAACAGACTAGAAAAAAGATATGAAGGTCTGCGTAAGACCACAGAAAAAATCTTAGCACCTGTCAGAGGAATCATAGGAAGGATCATACAAGCTTTCCTTGCTATTCTTGCTGGAAAATTTATTGTCAAACTGATTGGTTTTATCACCGATCCCAAGAATCAACAAAAGATAAACTCTGTCATTAGATTCCTTTCTGATCATGGACCCAAACTTCTAACTGCGTACCTAATGTTTGGTACAAGGTTTGGAAGAACAATAGGAAAGTTAAGTGCTCTTATTATCAGAAGTTCACTTAGAATAGGCGCAGCGACTCTGCTGCTTCTGAAAAAGTTTGGATTAAAAGGTGCTGGTGGACTTGCACGTAATCTTCTTGGTCCTAAAGGAAGAGCAGTGGGCACTGCCTTACAAGTCGCTGGAACTGCTGCTACATTCTTAGGTATTCAAAATCTTATTGGCGGTGCTTTTGGTGGAGGAGAGGATCAAGATCAAGAGGCACAAGGTTTATATGGTGGTGGTATTTTTACAAGTGATGGTCTGGTTGATGGACCTTATGGATATGATAGAGTCAATGCAAGACTGACAGATGGTGAGTTTGTCATGTCAGCACCTGCGGTTGCTGCGATTGGTCCATCTGTGCTTGAAAGAATCAATGCTAAGTATGGTGGCGACAACACACCAAGGATGGTAAGTGGTAAGTTGTTTGCTAATGAGGGTGGACTTGTTCATAATGATATTAGAAACTTCGCACCTGGACTAGAGAGACTGACTGCCGCGAGAACAGGTCAGGCTGGTCTGGGATATTACATGGGTCAGATCATGCCCGCTCAGACTGGCATGACGCGAACTGAGGGTAGTTCAGAAACTAAGTTAATAACCTCCTCTGGACCAAGAGAGAGGAGACTACCAACAAGAGAAGAACTTTCTACTGCACAAAAAATGAGAGGGTTCTTAAAACCAGGACAGATGTCTGGTTCAAAAGCACACTACAGATTCCCTGAGACTGGTGTTACAGATATAGGTTACAGCACTATTAGTAGAGGTGAGGATTTTTACGCATCAGATTCTTTCTCACAGAGAGAGATGGGTGCTTTTGTTGGACAGGAGGATATTGATGCAAACAAAAAGCAGTTGATGAGTATGTTCCCTCAAGGAACCACTTTGAAAAATATTTTAAATTATAATGTCGCTGGAATGTCACCACTTGATGTTCACAGAGCATTTGTTTCTAGTGATGCATATAAAGTAACAGAGGCAAAGAAAGCAGAAGCGGAGAGAATGTACAATGAAGATCTGACAGCTATCGGTGTTGACATATCAAAACCATACATGGATGCGGCGGGTGTCATCAAACAAGACGGAAAAGTTTTTGCTAACACTGGAATCTTTGGATTCAATGAACCAAAAGTTTTGACTCCAGAACCACCGATGGCTAGACAACCACAGGTCATGATAATGAATACTGGATCGAGCACACCTCAACCACTTGGGCAGAATAGACCTTCATCTAGAACGCATACCCCAGTTCCTTTGGCATCGCACTCTTCTAACAAAGTAAAAACTCTGGGGTTGATATAAGATGATTACTGCTGAAAATATAACTCCAAGAAAATATAATGTAAAAGGAACTGTAACCACAGTTTTCTATGGGAAAGTTAATACCAAACTTGTCGGTATTAATAATCTTCTTAGGGGAAATCTTGCACTTGCAAGACAAAAGAAACAGCGAAAAATAATCACCGATCAGAACATTACTAGACAAAGAAGAGAAAGTGCTCTTGAAACACAACCCAATGTAGAAAAGAAAAGAACTATAACAGATAGAATACCAAAAGCGGGAGGATTAAACATTCTTGGTTGGTTCCGCAACTTCATTGGTAAGATTGTTCTTGGAGTATTAGCGGTTCAACTAATAGGGCAAGCACCCCTTCTTAAGAATATTCTAACAGGTGCCCTAAAAGTTGCTGACTTCTTATCGAGTGCTGGAGTTTTTCTTGTAGATGCATTTTCTACATTTATAAACTTTGGATACAATGCGTATGATTCAACCAGAGGATTCTTAAAAAATATTGGTGGAGACGCTGTAATAAATTTGTTTGATGGATTCATGGACAAGTTGTCCGTGCTTGTCGATGTTTTATTGGTAGCGAGTTTACTGAAAGGCACTGGATCTTTTGATCCACTGATGAGAAGAGGTCGTCAACCTAAACCTAAAAAAACTCCAAATATATTTGAACAACTTTTTGGTGGTAACAGGAAATCAAAACGTCGTGGGTTAAAAGATGGTGGAGTTGGACGGATTATTGGTTCGTTTGGTCCAGGTGTTACAAGTCCACCGGGAGCTAAGGAAGCGAGGAGAGCTAATCAAAGAAGGATTAGAGCTCTTACGAAAGAGAGAAGAATAGAAGAAAGTAGAAAGAGGAAAGAGAGAGCAACTAGAAGAAGTAAAGGGTTGCGTGAACCTCTTGAAACAAGAGAAAAACGGTTTGGAGGTAGAAGATCTAGATTTGTTGCTAGAAAAAAACTTGCTGATGCTAACAGACTAGTTAGAAAAAATACAATCCAGTTAACTCAATTTGCAGTGGGTGACTTTGATCCTAACAAACCTGCAAGTGAGAAGATTTTTAGTCGATCTGACATCAACAAACTAAACAGATTAGATAAAAATTTATATCAAGCACAGTTAAGGGGTGACGCTCTTGATATTGAAACACAAACTCGTGTTCGTAATGATTTCTACAATCGTATGCTTAAAAAAGCTGGTGGTAGAAGAAGAAAGATTATTAGAAAAAAACTTATACAAGCAGAACTTCTTAGGAGAAAGGGACAATCTGCTCCAACATTTGACGCCGATTTAAAAATGACAGCACCAAGACCCTCTATAAGTGAGGTTCTTAAAGGAAGAAAAGGGAAAGATAGGCAGTTCTTTAAGAAGTTAGAAAGAGATCCAAAGATGCGTCGCCGTGCTGTAGCGGATTTTGAAAGTCAACAAGCGGATGAAGCTCTTAGAAGATTGTTGGGTCAACAAAGACCCGGAGATCTTGATCCTGGCATGTCTGACCTTGCAAGAGCCATGGACAGTTCTGGTAGAGCAAGAGTGCGTGGAAGGGGAGTTCAAAGGACACCCAAAAGATTCATGATCAGAACTTTTGGCAAGCAAGGCACTAGGATATTGAGAAGTGTCCCACTCATTGGTGGTATTCTTGACTTTGGATTAAACCTTGCTTTTGGAGAACCGATTGGTAGAGCAGCAGGTAAAGCAGTCTTTGCTGGCATTGGCGGGTTTATAGGTGGTGCAATAGGTAAAGCCTTAGGTCTGTTGACAGGACCTGCTGCAATCATTGTAGCTCCATTATTGGCTGGATTATTCGGTCTTGGTGGTGGAGCACTCGGTGATTGGATTGGTGGATTACTTTATGATGCAGTGACTACAGGTATGGACCTACCTGCATTTTTAACACAAAACCCTTTGACTGGACTTTTTGAAAAAACAACCAATGCTGTTAGTGGTTTTCTTGATAATATATTAAAATTCATAGGTATCGGTAGACCACAAAGCATTGTTGATCGATACAGACCTGAAGGTGGATATGCTGATGAAAGAGCAGGTGGTCAACCACAACCACAACCACAACCACCTGCTTCACGTCCTGGATCAAAAGGTATGCCACTACCTCCTCGTAAATCACCACTGGGTGGTAAGGTCAACTTCGGGTCCTTACTTGATCTTGTCACAAGTGGAGAAGGTGGACTTAACTCTGTCAACAGAGGTAATGCAGGTGATACCCCTGGTGGTGCAAAGTCTATCCTTGGAAAAGATCTTACAGACATGACTCTTGATGAGATTTTTGCCGCACAAAATACAGGAAGAGTGTTTGCAGTTGGTAAGTACCAGATTATTCCTAAGACTATGAAAGAGTTTAGAGATTACTTGATTGCACAGGGAATCGATACATCAAGAAGAAAGTTTGATGCGTCTCTTCAGAATATGTTTGGTCCTTATTCGATCAATCAAAAGAGAGCAAAGGTAGGTCGTTTCTTAAGAGGTGACACCAGTGTATCACTTGACACCGCACAGTTAGAACTCGCTGCAGAGTATGCGTCTATTGGTGTTCCCTATGATATGAAAAAGGGATCATACAATGGTAAATATCCTTTGAGGGATATTAAAAAGGGTGAGAGTTTATACTCTGGTACGGGTAGTAACTATGCTCCAGCAGCACATACAGATAGCATTAGATCAATGCTACAAAAGTTAAGAGAGAAAGCATCATATGAGGATCAATCATCCTCAAATATCATCATCAATAGCGATCAGATTGCTTCAAATAATCAACCGCAAGTTAATACAGACTCTCCTGATATCAATATATCAGTGGCGTCTGGTGGTGGCGATCCATTTGATGGATTGTATGTTATGTAAATAGTATAAAGGTATAAGATATGAGTAAGAAAACCACGGTCGATTCCTTCTCTAGTTCAGTAGAGACATTAAAAGTTATTTCAAATGACAAGACAAAGAATGTCGAGTTAGCAGGTGAGGGATTCTCTGCACTGTATTACTATGAAAGTATACTTTCGGACACTGTAAAGGCTTCGATTCATTATGTCGAAACTGGTAGTTCTGTGGATGGAAAAAACGTTATTGAAGGTTTGCCGTTGGTTGGCACTGAAAAGGTAGAGATGAAGTTTTCCGATGCTGCTGGAGAAAAGATTGGTGACACACCAAAACTTGAACTATATGTAAACAAAGTTACACCACTTGCATCTGATACGAGGAAAGAGGTTGTCAAACTCGATCTTGTATCAAAAGAATTTGAACTGAATGAAAAGGTTAGGCTAAGAAAAAGATATGATGGTAAAATATCTGAACATATTAAAACCATTCTAACTGATACCATTGGTGAAGGTTTAGGTACAGAGAAAAATATTGAGATCGAAGACACTGCCAATAATTTTAACTTTATTGGAAATAATAAAAAATCATTTTGGACTTTGAACTGGTTGTCTAAAAAAGCAGTATCGTCAGAGAATCAAAAACTTGGGAAGAGTGCTGGTTACTTCTTTTACGAGACATCAGAGGGATATTTTTTTAAGTCTATCGATGGTTTACTATCACAAGAACCAAAGAGAAGCATTATCTACAATGAAAGTAGTGATGGAGGAGATCACATTCCACCTCGTTATGATTACCAGGCATTTGAATATGAAAAAAATAACTTGATTGAGGCACAAAAGAAGTTAATGATAGGTGCCTTTTCAACAAAGGTTGTTCTATTTGATCCATTTAAAGCAGTATATGAAGTTGTTACTCCAAACCTTGAAGAAACACAAGAGCAACTCAAACTCGCTGGTAAAGATTTGCCAAAGTTAAATGATGAGTTAAATATCCCTGGAAAGGATAGAGAGTTTTCAAGAGCAACATATTATCTCTTAGATAAAGGAACATTACCAACTGGAGATACAAATCAACAGATTGAAAAGTCTGATGAAGA